ATGATTGACTCTATTGGTAATCTTGCATCTATTAAAGAATTAACTGATGCTATGAATGAAAAATCAGTAGCAGATATGTCAAGAGCAAAAGCTCTTAAAGGTTTATTTAGAATGACCACACCATATCTCACAATGAGAGACATTCCATTACTTGCAGTTAACCATACGTATCAAGAAATTGGTTTATTCCCTAAGGCCATAGTGTCTGGTGGGACAGGTATTTATTATTCAAGTGATAATATTTGGATTCTTGGTAGACAACAAGATAAAAAAGGTACTGAAATTCAAGGGTATCACTTTATTATTAATGTAGAGAAATCCAGATTTGTTAAAGAAAAATCTAAGATTCCTATTAGTGTTACGTGGGAAGGTGGTATTGAAGAATATTCTGGATTATTAGATTCAGCAATGGAAGGTGGATACGTAGTTAAACCTACCGTTGGTTGGTATTCTAAGGTTGATAAAAAGACTGGAGAGATAGAAGACAAAAAGGTTCGTGTTGCTGAAACACTTAAGGAATCATTTTGGAAACCTATCTTTACAAATACAGACTTTAAAGATTTTCTAAAACGTAAATATCAAATAGGCCATGCCGATATGATTAAAGTCTCACACCTAGAAGAAGGTTGGGATGATGAAGATTGAGACATTAATCTTACGTAACTTAATGTTGAATGAGGATTATACTAGAAATGTAATCCCTCATTTAAAAACCATATATTTTGAAGAACCATATAGAGCTGTCTTTAATGAGATTGTTAAATTTGTTAATAAGTTTTCAAAATTACCAAGTGCCGATGTACTATCAATAGAACTTAGAAATAATACTAAAGTTGGTTCAGATTCTTTAGCTCTTATTCCTGAAATAAGTGTTCAAAAGGGAGAGGAAACTGTTGAATGGTTAATAGAACATACAGAAAAATGGTGTCAAGATAGAGCAATTTATTTAGCAATCATGGATTCTATTAATATTATTGAAGGTAAACATGAGACGTTAAATAAGAATTCATTACCTGAAGTATTAAGTGAAGCTCTTTCAGTTAGTTTTGATTTAAGAGTTGGGCATGATTATGTAGATGATTCTGATGCTCGTTATGAATTTTATCATAGAGCAGAAGAACACCTCCCATTTGATTTAGAAATGTTTAATAAGATTACCAAAGGTGGTCTTGTTAATAAGTCTCTTAATGTAGCTCTTGCAGGTACAGGCGTAGGTAAGTCTTTATTTATGTGTCATATAGCAGCAGGTGCTTTAACTCAAATGAAGAATGTTCTATATATAACTATGGAAATGTCTGAAGAACGTATCGCAGAAAGAATTGATGCTAACCTTATGAACGTACCCCTTGACCAATTAGAGAATTTGTCAAAGGATATGTTTGATAAGAAGATGCATAAGCTAACTGATAAGGGTGTAGGCAAATTAATTGTCAAAGAATATCCCACAGGAGCAGCAAGTACTATTCATTTTAGAGCTTTATTAAAAGAGCTTAAAATTAAAAGAGCTTTTGTACCTGAATTAATTTGCATAGACTACTTAAATATTTGTGCTTCTTCAAGAATGAAATCTATGGGTGGAGCAATCAACTCATATACTTATGTGAAAGCAATAGCAGAAGAATTGCGTGGCATGGCAGTGGAGTATAATTTACCTGTTGTCACTGCCACACAAACCACTAGGTCTGGTTTCGCATCATCTGATGTGGGATTAGAAGATACATCTGAATCATTTGGTTTACCAGCAACGGCAGACTTAATGTTTGCTCTTATATCTACAGATGAGTTAGAAGACTTAAACCAAATAATGGTTAAGCAACTTAAGAATAGATATAATGACCCAACAGGTAAAATGAAAAAGTTTGTTATTGGTATTGATAGAGCTAAAATGAGACTATATGATGTGGAAGATACCGCCCAAACATTAAACGTACGGGACGAATCTCCTGTAATAAATAAATATGAGGACTTTAAACATGACTAATTACCAAAATGTAAATTCAATATCACCACAAAAATGGGGAAATAGATATAGAGATTTAGCAAAAGAAATATCTACATGGTCTAAAGACCCAAGCACACAGGTTGGTGCAGTAGTTATTGGTAAAGGTGGTCAAGTAATGACTCAAGGCTATAATGGTTTTCCAAGAAGAGTACGTGATACCGAAGAAAGATGGGCTAATAAAGAAAGAAAATATGAGTTAGTTGTTCATGCAGAAATGAATGCTATATATAATGCTTCTCTTACTGGTGTATCTTTAAAAGGTTCTACCTTATATGTTTATGGATTACCTATTTGTAATGAATGTGCTAAGGGTATTATTCAAGTTGGAATTAGAAAGGTTATTGCAACAAGACCTAAAGAATATAATTCTGAATGGGATAAATCAAATAAACTTGCTGAAAAATTATTCAGCGAAGCCGAAGTAATGTATTTAATAGATGTAGAAGATGAGTAAACTATCAGACAACGCAAAATATAAAGGATATAAGTATAAGAAATTCTGGGATGGATTGCCGGAGGTTGTCCATAGTAAAGACCACCCTCATGACTATGTTGATTTATTTAGAAAATTAAATCCTGTTGACCCAAAGACAGGCCACCCAAAGGATGATGATGAGTAAAACATTAATACCACATGTGATATATAGAAGAGACCATAATAAAAATACAATCTCTAAAAAACGTTTAAGTCATGGTACGTTCAGATGTAAGCGTAAACCAAATTCAAAGAGGTGTACAAGTGGCCACAGATGATATAAAGGAATGGTTCTTTGCTCTATTAATATTTCCATTTCTAATCTTGCTTATATTGATTTTTTGGTTATTTCTTGTTGTCCCAATGCTTGTTGCGATAGTAATAGATTGGTGGGTAGCAATACCATACGAGAGGAGAAATGGCAAAAATAAAACCTAAAAAAATACCATTTAGAAAATGGTCATTTGTAGATAAGCTTGGTATAGAAGATGAACATTGGTATATAAGATTAGATGGTGGTGATTTTCATGGTGTAACTTATAGATATGAATCTATTAAACTTAATGCAGAAACTGAATCTATAAATTTTGATTATGAAATAGTAGACTATCCAAATTTAGATGACCCACATGGTAACCCCGAATTCAATGCAGCTGCAGGAGATATATTAAAAAGCATCTTAGATGATGCTATGGAGAAACAGGACTATATATTAGGTCCTAAAAAATAATGAATATTAAAGAAACGTTGACGATATTGTCAGAAGAGTGCGCGGAAGTTATACAAGCAAGCTCAAAATTAATTAGATTTGGTCCATACGATGAAGATAATGTGGCTGAATTAGAAAAAGAGCTAGGTGATATCATGGCTATGATACTTATACTTGATTATTATGGCTATGTTTCAACAGAAAAAATAACAGATAATGTTATTCCTAAGCTTACAAAGCTAAAAAAATATAGTAGAATTAGAAATTTGAATAAAATCATTAAGAATTTATAAACTTATAAATAGTTCTATATTTATAACCAATATAAGGTTTTTTAATGCAGTCCTTCAAAGAACACCTAGACGAAGCATCAGCTCTCAAATTTTATAACTTACTTCCTAAGAAAGTAAGGCACGCTATAAACAGATTTGCTCACCAAGATAAGTACAAAGCTGCTTTAGCAATGTACCGTGAATTAAAAAAGAACAAAGATATTAAACAAAGAAATTTGCCTGATAACCAAATAAAAGGTATTGCTGCTGATTTTTTCAAATTAAATCGTAGAGAATTTGATAAAATATTAAATAGAAAAACAAGATATGAAGGCAAAGAAATGGTTAGACTTAGAAAAGGTAATAAGGAAGTTAAGGTTCCTAAACATAGAGTAGACTTTTATCTTGGGCAACATTATAAAATTGTAGAAACTTGGATAGTTCCTATTGATGAAGAAGTAGAATATATAACTGAAGGAAAAACCTCAGCCTCTACTTATTTTGAACAAGTTATCGTTGCTTGTGCTAATTCAACAAAGATTGAACAGGTTAAAGCTGCTCCTGGTTATGCTGAATGGTTAGCTGAAGCAAGTAAAGATAAAAAATGGAAAACAGATGATAAAACATTAAATGCATTTAGAATGAAAGTAAGAAAAATAGCTACTAGTGGTAGTCAAGCTGGTCAATCATATGAGAAAACTTCTGTTTTATGGAAAACAGTTACTGGTAAATCTTCAGATACTTCCAAAGCTGATGTTAAATTAGGTAAACACCTAGTATCAGTTAAAGGACCCGCGGCAAGATTAATGTCTGGTGTCAAATCAGAAAGCCTTGCTACATTATATGCAGCGTTTGAAACTATAGATGTAAAAGATCTTGGATTAGGATTGGAAACAATTCTTAATGATTTTGTATCTAAAGTAAAAACTGAAGGTGCAGAAATGAACTCTAGAACTCTTAAGAAACAAGACCCAAAAACATTATCAGCAAGTAATAA